GCTGATGCCCTCATCGGCATAGATACCGATCACCCTGTACCCCTGCCGATCGGCGTACTGCTTGAGATCATACTCCTGCTCTGAGAGGGAGTAGCCGTGGCGGGCTTGCTCATCGGTTGACACACGGATGTAGAGCGCTGCGCGTTTTTGTGTTTCGGGCAAAATAATACACCTCCGAAGGATTCGTTGTGGAATAATCCCCGAAGGTGTGATATACTTTGTCTTGCTTAGGGCTTGTATATCTCCTCGGAGATTACTTGCTTCACCGCTCATCGTGTTGGTAGCACGGTGGGCGGCTTTTTGTCGTATGAGGACACAGAATCCTATACTTTTTCATCTTCAATGAGTACACGGATATGCTGGATCCAATAGGGTATTTTGTCGATGCAATCCTGCAAAGTTAGGCCTTCAGCAGAAACAACATCGCCACAAGTAGTATGGATGTATTTGTTTATATCTTCTTCGCTCATCTGTGAAATGTTTTCGTAGTTTGGAACAGACGCCCCACCTATCCACTGGATCTTGTGTCCAAATTCGGTAAATACTATCTGTCCAATTTGGCAATCATGCCACATAAAGCGCCAGCCTGGATATAGTTCCTTTGCTTGTACAGTCAAATTCTCTTTTTGTAATGCTTCCCTCAAATGGGAAAAAAACTCCTCTTTATGCTGATTGACTTCTTCTTCCGTAAATAGAACTCCCATTTCTTTAGGGAAGTCAGACAACTCCTCTGCTGGTCTATCTTCTTGCAGTGTGCTGATTATGTCGGCGCCATGCTTTGTCGGGGTATATTTTCTATATTTTTCAAGAGACTCTGCTTCTTGTGAGGTCAACGAATTGGTCCTTTCGATGCGTGCGATTAAATCTCTCTTTTTCCCACTGATCGGGAGCCCTCTCTTGCGTAACACGTCTTTTAAGGACTTGACCGTGCAATCTTGTAAATCAATGTGTGCTTCTATCAGCCTAAGATTGAAGAACTTTGACATTACGGTACGATAATCAATTTTATGCGTATGTGTCCAATATTCAGCAATATAGGTATCGTGCACATATCTTCCGCAAATATACTTCAAGAATATTTTCTCGACACCGGACAATTCTCTTTCATTCGTATCTTGTATAAATCGATAATCAAAAGCAGATATATTGTCGCGGTGAACTTGATCATATTGTGCTGAATTTCTTTGGGCGTCCATAGATATCTTGTCTATTTTTGGAGAATGCGGGACGTCATAAGGTTCGATCGGCGAATATTTTTGCAGCACTACTGTTGAGCATTCTTTCTTTTTCCCAAAAATGAAATCAAGCAACCCCATAGCAGACTCCTTCGTGCGGCGCCACTCCGAAAAGCGGGCACCTTATCAATATGGACACCTAATTTGCATTGAAAGGAAGTCTCTGTAACAGCTTTAGCCCTACAAATTCCTCCGGTACACCAACTGATTGTGCAAGCTGGTAGATGGAGCAGTCCGCATACTCACGCAGAAAACCATCGGGGAGCAAAAGCTCAACGGCGAATGTGTTTGCCTGCATCTCGAATTTGTCCCGTGAAAACATCGTGTAGCGTGTAAGTTTTGGGACGTTGAGATCAGCGTGGAGAATGGAGTGCCCGAGCTCGTGTGCGCATACAAATTGCTGCATCCCATCTGACAGCGCATCGTTCAGAATGATGTTCTGTGTCCTGTGATAACGCACATAAAATCCGAATGTCGTTTTCATAGAGGCATACAGAATCCTGATGTCTCGCTCGCGGGCGATCTCAAAAGGGTTGTTCGTGTCATAGCGATCTGCAATCTCTATCGCAACCTCTCGCGGACTCATGGCTCAGTCCTCGCGACGGTATTTCTTCGGCGTGAACTTCTTCTTTGCAATCCGTTTAGACAGTGTCATGGCTTGCAGAAGAGCAGCCTTCAGCAACTCGCGATCCTCTTCATCGTCTGGGTCGTCGCTCATCGCCGCCGCACCGTTGAGAGAATCGACGATGTTTTCGAGGTCGCGTGCGATTTGACGTTCGTCCTTCGGAGTAAGTGGAGGGAGACCGTCAGATTCAAAAGAAGTCCTATCCGAGGCGGTGGGCAGCTCCCACCCCATGAGCGATTCTGGCGTTGTTCTCAATGCTTGGGCAAATGCGATAATTTTAGACTGCGGAATGTCATTCTCGCCTTTTTCGATTTTATTGATAGACGATCGAGATTTATATCCCATACGCTTTGCAAGCTCTTCCTGTGATATTCCAAGCTCTTCTCTGCGAGCGCGGATCCTCTTGTATATTTCCAACATATAAACACCGCCTAGCTATAAACTATAGTGTATGTTCAGTGTACTATATCGTTTCTTGAAAATCAACATTTA